TTCAAAATAGAAACCTAACTTAATAAAATAATGTGAGCTCCTTCGGGAGCTCACAATAATTAGGAGAAAAATATGAGCCCAACAGGCGTAAAACAGTTCTATACAGAAGCTAGTGCTACAGTTAAAACTGTAACAGGTGGTTCGACATCAGTAGATGGCGTTTGCTATCTGAAAGGGGTAACTATCAATCCAAGTGGTGCAACTTGTCATGTGAGAATCTGGCAAGGTTCTGACGCAACTGGTACTAAAATATATGAACAGAAATTATCGGACGAAGCTGTCTATCAAGAATATGTAGCAGCTAATGGAATTCGATCTACATCTGGGATATATATTGAAATTGTAGCGGCAACGACTTCTGTAGCAATTATTTGGCAATAGGAGGAAGATGGCAACATCTCAAACAGTCGCATTTAATCTGTCGATTGAAGAAATTATTGAAGATGCATTTGAACGATGCGGAGGTCAAGCCCGTGCGGGTTATGATCTTAAAAGTGCAAGACGTTCATTAAATCTATTATTATCCGAATGGGGCAATCGAGGATTGCACTATTGGGAAGTAGCTAACGAGTCTATTAAATTAAACGAAGATCAAAACATTTACGATATTTATAAAGACTCGGATGCTAGGAATTCAAGTTTAACTTATCCAGCGATTATTGGAGATGGAGCTACTTATCTTTATAATGCGACTGATATATTAGAAACTAATTATAGAAATCAGTTAACGACTCCAACGGATGTTTCAATGAGTAAAATTGATCGTTCGACGTATCAAGCTTTAGCAAATAAATTATCCACGGGAACCCCTTCACAATATTTCGTTCAACGATTTGCAAACAAAACAAGAATTACAGTTTATTTAACTCCGAGTTCTTCTACTAATAACTATTTAAATTTTTATTATATTCAAAGAATTCAGGACGCAGGTTCTTATAGTAATAATCCAAATGCTCCATATAGATTTTTGCCTGCAATGACTTCAGGTCTGGCTTTTTATTTAAGTCAGAAGATTTCACCGGATAGAACACAAGCTTTAAAATTATATTACGAAGATGAATTTGCACGAGCGCTGGCAGAAGATGGATCAGCATCGAGCTCTTATATAACTCCAAAAGCTTACTATCCAGCAACAGGTTAATTATGGGAAAATTTGCATCAGGTTCCAGAGCCATAGCCATTTCAGATCGAAGCGGCATGAAATTTCCGTATACGGAAATGGTTAAAGAATGGAACGGGATGTGGGTTCATTATAGTGAATTTGAAATTAAACAACCTCAATTGGATCTAGCAGTTATTGGTCCCGATGGAATTGCTTTAGAAAATCCACGCCCCCCTCAAAGAGCGACTCCTAAAGTTCCAGTTTTACTTCCGAAAAATCCTTTTACGACTTATGCTTTAGGTTCAAGTGTTTTATTTGTTCATTCACCGAATCATAGAAGAAATACTTCAACGATTGTAAGATTTAGAGGAACTCCTTACGTTCAATCCGAAACTAATAAATTTGATACCAACCACGACTTTGATGGAATTACCGGCGCTAAGATGTGTAAGGCAGCGGGTTATACCATTACGGTTGGAAGATATACTACCGTGACGACAACTTTAAATGGAGCCATCACAGATAAGACAGCCACAACTGGCATTACGTTAACTGATGGAAGTTCTTTTAGAACTACAAGCGATCGAACACAGCAAATTGCATTGGTTGGAAGTGAAATGATTAGATATACGACTATTACGAATAATGTTTTAGGAGAAGTATCTCCTGACGCTACTAAGATTAATCCTGAGGTGGTAGAACGAGGTGCCTATGGCACAACAAAAGCTACTCATTTAGATGGAGCCACGGTTAGAAATTTAATTGATCCTACTGATTGGTTTTATTTTACAGTGGACACGGATACTGCTACAGTAGGCAATAAACAAGGAGGAGGGTTTCCAGTTTCAGCGGGACCTGTTACAATTACACCATGACGTATGATCAATTAGTTACAAAAATTAGAGACTATTGCGAGGTTGATTCAACTGTTTTTAGTTCAACCATTGTCGATGGATTTATTGAAGATGCTGAATTTAGAATTTTAACCGATGTTGACCTTGACGTTTTTAGAAGAAACGATTATTCAACATTAACCGTAGGAAATGAATTTATATCATTGCCTGTGGGTATTTTATTGATAAGATGGGTCGAAACCTATCCGGCTGCTGATCCTCAAACGAGAACACTTTTAATGCAGAAGGATTGTTCTTTTATTGATGAATATACAGGAACTCGGGTTACTACCGGCACCCCTAAATATTATGGGTGGTGGAATGAAACAAAATTGTTGTTGGGTCCAACTCCAGATACAGCCTTGAAAGTGGAAGTAGCTTATGTTAAAAGACCTAACACCGCAGATGGAACTAAATTAGATTCATCTAACACGACTACGTATTTGAGTTTGAACGCTCCAAATGCGCTTTTGTATGCCACTCTGGTTGAAGCATGCACGTTTCTTAAGGACCAGCCATTATTACAAACGTATGAAGGTCGATACTCTCAAGCTCTTCAAGGCTTAGGTATCGAACAACAAGGACGAAGAAGAAGGGACGAATACGTGGACGGAGAAATTAGACAAAAATTACGATCTGTTCCACCGAGTCCATAATTATATAAGGAGAAAATATGGCAAATACAGTAATGACTAGTTTTAAAAAGGAACTCATGGAAGGTACGCATGATCTTGCAACTTCCGGGGATACTTTTAAACTTGCTTTGTATACCAGTTCATCTTCCATTAATGCTGCGGGAACTACTATTTACACGGTTTCAGATGAAGTCGCGAATAGTGGTACGTATGCAGCAGGAGGAGGAACGCTAGCGGGCCAAACCGTAACAACGGATGGAACAACAGCGATCTGTAATTTTACTGATCTTGAGTTTACAAGTGCAACGATCACCGCACGTTATGCATTGATATATAATAGCAGTGAATCAAATGCGGCTGTTTGCGTTTTAGATTTTAGTACAGATCAGATTTCAACAGCGGGAACATTTAAGATTGATTTCCCAGCATCTGGTGCAAGTACGTCTATTATTCGAGTAGCGTAAGGAGACTAAATGGCGTTTATAACTAACGATCGGGTTAAAGCAACCTCGACGACAGTAGGCACTATCAGTATGGTAGTTAGCGGAGCTCTTTCGGGTTTTGTAACTTTTAATACTGGAATTGGTAATACCAATACTACTTACTATACCATTGTCGGAGAAGATGTTTCGACTGAATGGGAAGTAGGCATTGGTGTATACACGCATAGTGGTACGTCATTATCTAGGGATACTATTATTAATAGTAGCACAGGATCTAAGGTTGATTTTTCAGCCGGCACTAAAGTAGTCTTCTGCACTTTGCCAGCAGAAAAAGCTTTAATGAAAGATAGTTCAGATGCCGTCGTTTTTGGAGATGGTACTGATCCATCACTAGCTACTAAAGGATTTGCTTTGGCAGTAGCCATAGCATTATAAGGAGAAACATATGGCTCAAAATTTTCGAAGATATACCTCTAACGCAGTAGGAGGAACACCAGCGGCTGTTTTCAGCCCTAATTCCTACGATGCGATTGTTGGTATTTCTTTATCGAATATACTTTCCACAGCCATCACTGTGAGTTGTTATATCAACGATGGAGCTAATAATATTTATCTAGTGAAGGACGCACCCATACCAACGGGCGGATCTTTACAGGTTCTGGACGGCGGAGCAAAATTCGTTGTTCAAAATGCAGATGTGTTATCAGTTGTCAGTTCGGATGCCGCTTCATGTGATGTTTGGGTAAGTGCAGTTGATGCAATTAGCACATAAGGATATTAACATATGGGATATGTCGGAACACAACCTACCGCGGCACCTCTTACTACTTCTCAATTAGAAGATGGATTAGTCACAGCCGCTAAATTAGCAACTGATGCTGTTGAAACAGCAAAGGTTAAAGATGTTAATGTAACCGCAGGAAAATTAGCTGCGACTCAAGATTTAAGCACAAAAACAATTACCTTACCAGCAAGTGTTGCTGGATTAGGAACAGGAATTACAAATGCTCAATTAGCAGGATCAATTGCAAATGCCAAACTTGC